AGAGCTTAAGCCATCGGTTGGTACCGATGAGAGCACATCCGAGCGCAAGCTTTTGTGTGTTTCCACACGCATATTTGAGGGTAATCAGGAAACTGAAAATTTCTCAAATAAACGTACAACTAGATCTCTACGATTCTAGACCTCACCAAGAGGTGCCATCCCTCTCACTGTCTTAGGATAGTGAGTTCGGGCGAGTAGAAATGAGGTCGAAGAACACTCTAAAACAAGAAAACATGAAATGGTTTCAAGTAATGGAGCGTCTCCGATGCATTTCTTGGCAGTGGGTGTTGGAACACCCGCGCCGGCTATCATCATCTTTTAACAGGATGATAATGGTCGTCTCTGGTCGGTATAGCAAAGGTTGGTCAATAGTTGCATTAGTGTTGGCAAGAAAGGTCTTTAAACTGTATAAGTCTAATGGCCTTGTGTTTGTCTCCCAGTATCTTGGCACCTGCCAGATAGTTCTTATGAGATTCCTTGCGGATTCTCCTAAGATTGGAAGTTCATATTGCCCTACCACATGGTGCTCTTGCACCACAAGTGGTATCCCTAGAATAATACCTTCTAGTCATAGAAAGGTATTACGTAGGCGCGATAAACAAGCACTTGAAATGGCTCGAATATATTTAACTATATTCGGTTTCCACCGAGTGTTCGTTCGTAAAAGAACTCACCCTGTACTGAAGAATATCGAAGATATCTTCGATATCGATCCAAAAGATCGATCAGTATGGAGAAGGTTCTCGCTTGCGCTAGAGTCTAGTCTACCAGAACTACTCTATACTTGCTTTCCCTGCACTAGGGAAGTAAGGATAGGGATGGACTGGAGACCCTCTTGGTCTAAGGGACCTGTTTCCGGGAAGGCCAAGGACTCCACTAACGTGATGTCTCTTGGTCTCGATGCTGCATCATACGATGCTCATCGACAATTGTTACAGGGAACCGTCGTCACATCGAAAGGTGTGAAGTCGGGTAAAAGCAGACCACTTCCTAAGCCCATGCGTGAGCTTGGGAATTACTGGTATGCGATCCGAGATCACATCATTGGTACTCCTCTTAGTGAGGTGGCACCGGATGCGATTTCAGAATTCTGTATCAAAGCTTCTCCTGAGTCAAAAGATCAGCTTAATAGCTTCTATTTGACCACTTACGGAAAATTAGGTCGGAAATATGAAGGAGGGGGAAAGGTACGGGTGTTTACTATCTTGGATAGTATACGCCAGAGTTGCTTACGACCGGTCCATGATTGGGCCATGTCGTGTTTGCGATTGATACCACAAGATGGTACATTCGATCAAACAGCTCCTCTTCGACGTTTAACTAAATTAGTTAAATATCGAGGTCCCATGTTCTGTTTCGACCTAACGGCCGCAACAGATCGCTTTCCAGCGAAAATACAACTGAGTCTGATAACCTGGGCCTTCGGCTCAGGAGCAGCAGTCAGTTGGCTAAACAACCTACGTGCTCGAGCCTTTAGTGTTCCTTGGAAAAGGGGCACTAGAGACGAACTCGTTTGGTTTCAGACGGGTCAGCCTTTAGGGGCTTTCTCGTCGTGGCCTGTATTCTCACTAACCCACCATCTTCTCGTTCAGTACTGTGCTAACGCAACCAGTTCTGGAAAATGGTTTGATCGGTACGCTCTCCTAGGTGATGACATAGTCATCGCTGACAGAGAGGTAGCGGGCAGATATAAAAGCCTGATAACGGCATTGGGGGTTTCAATTTCTGAAAAGAAAACCCTTGAGTCCGAGTCATGTTGCGTTGAGTTCGCAAAACGCTTCATGGTAGGACGAGAGGATATATCCCCTTTGTCATTTAAGGCTGTGTTTACCATGATCCCTCATACTGTGGGATCTATGGTGACACGTATATCTGAATTTCGAACGGTTAGACGTTCGGAACCTTTTAGATGGTTAGGAGCAGGGTATCGGATCTTATCTCAATGCATGTACCCAAAAGGTACAGGTAAGAGATGGAAAAGATATCACCTTCTTCTAACTAGTCCTAAAGGCCCGTTTCCACTTCCGCATTTATGGTGGCATAGTTTCTATGCTAACCGTCCTGTTACAGAACAGGACATTGCGGTTGTTCGAGTGGATCTCCTATCACGGACATCTATCGAATTTAATCCATCGTTAGGCATTTATGAAGGCCTAACGGGGGAGGAAGTTCGAGAAAATATCGTGATGGGAAAGTGGTTATTAACTTATTATAAGTTAATGACACCGTTTCTACTTGAGCTGATGAAATCAAATGACTTGACTCCATGGTACTCAAGACCGGTAATGGCATCTACCCCAATTCGAGGTAAGCGTGTTACGCTTCTTCGATATGGGACGATGTTTCGTTGCTGGGATAAGGTCCATGCAGTTAGTCGTAGACCAACTCTACTACGCTTAACTCCTAATTAGGCGGATATACCACCAGATATAAGAATTTAAGTGCATCCGAGC